GAAAACTCGGGAACTTGGGGTCAAATTACAAATACAAACTTACTTATTTTAGAACAAGCTATTGGTGGTTTTACAACTTTTAACTTAACTAATGCTAACAGATCTTTAACTTTTACAAATGGTGCATTATCTAATGGTAAAAATGACGTTATTAAATTAACAGGTACTTTAGCAGCGAACAGAACAGTATCTATCCCAGATTCAATTGAAAAAGTTTATCACGTACAAAACGCATGTGACCATGCAGGAAACACTTTAACTTTCAAAACATCATCAGGTACAGGTGTTCTTTTATGTGAAGGAAACAACTATGTATTATACTCTGATGGTACAAATATCGTAAAATTATCTGAGCAAAGAAACTGGAGAGTGGTTTCAGCAGCAGAAACAGTTCAAGCTGGAGCTCAACTTTTAGTAAATACAAATGGTGGGGGAGTAACAATTACGCTTCCAGCGTCGCCTGCAACTGGCGATGAGGTTTCATTTGTAGATCAAGGATATGACTTTAATAGTAACGCATTGACTGTTGGAAGAAATTCTTCTAATATAGCTAACGCAGCATCTGATCTAGTAGTCAATACACAAGGCGCAGCTTTTTGTTTAGTCTTTTCAGGAGATGCAACAACAGGCTGGACGTATAAGGAGAAATAATAGATGTCAAATTACGAAGCAACAAGATACGATTTCGATGGAGCAAACCTTACTGGTATCGAAGGAATTCCTACAGCAACTATTGTGCCGTGGTCTTCTTCTTCAGTCCCAACAGGTTTTTTAGAGTGTAATGGTGCATTAGTCTCAAGAAGCACATACTCAGCTTTATTTGCTATTATAGGTACAACTTACGGAGCTGGAGATGGTGCAACGACTTTTAAATTACCTGATTTACAAGACAACGTAGCTTTAGGAAAATCTGGAACTAAAGCTTTAGGATCAACGGGCGGAGCAAATACGGTGGCTGCAAGTGGAACTGTTGGTGGTACAACAGCTAATGCAACTTTATCTGAAGCTCAATTAGCTACTCACTCTCACCCAGGTGGTGGAACAGCAGCATCAAGACCGGCTGAGCCTAATGCTAACTCACCTTTTCCTTTTAATACTGGGGCTAATACTGGTGACACAGGAGATGGTACAGGTCACCAACACAATATGAGTGCTACGTTTTCAGGAACTGCTACATCAGTTGTACAACCTTATTTAGCTGTAATTTATATTATTAAAACTTAGGAGAAAAGATGGCAACAAATGCAACATGGACTGTAATATTCGAAGATAAAAGAATTATCAAACAACAAGGAGATGGTAAGGGAGCTTACAAAATAGTTGATGATGATTTTTGGGGATTATCTAAATGGTCAAACATATGGGCTATTCAATACGGAACTTCTAATCCAAGTGACGCTGTAGAATATAGAGATGAAACTCCTCACTCTACTTGGGAAGCTGCTAACTTAGGAGACTTTCAAGATTTTATTAGTAGATGGGATTCAGCTCATTTAGCTGCATTACAAGCTGATTGGGACGCTGACACTAGAGATGAGTCAGAAAAAGGCGCAAGACCTACATCATACACTTCTTAATAACATCCAAGACGTTAATATATATTTTTCACCTTTTAATGGTGGATTACCTCTATGAACGTAAGGAAAACCTGCAGGCCAAATAGCTATTCTACCTTTTTTAGGTTTTACTCTTATAGATTGATTTAAAAATTCTGTTTCTCCTCCATCTTCAACATCATTTAAATAAATAGAGTATGCAAAAGCACGAGGTTCTGTTTCAAAACCTACATGATGTTCAGTATGCCAAACATGATATCCCTCTCCAGGTAAAGTTTTTTGTATTTTTAATTGTGTGTAATGAAAAGGTTCATGATTAAATACTGCATCTGCGCCTGTTGTAGTTATATAATGATTAAAGGCTATTTCAAAATTTACAATTAAAGTCCTTAAATTAGTCCACCATGTATCTATATTTTTTGCATGAGCAAAAAACTGAGTATCTTTTTTTCTAAGGCTATCTGAATTTTCAAATTTTTTTCTATTTAAGGTATTATGAAATCTATCTTGTTCTTCAAACAATTTAATGGCTTTATCACATTCTTCATCCATAATGTAATTATCATAAGTGCCAATAAAATTTTCTATTTTAGCCGTTTTTTCCATATAATTTTGTATCTTTCATTATAAGTATTATTGATATATAACACCACTATATGCTACAAAAACTAAAATTCAAGTCGGGATTTAATAAACAAGATACAGAATCAGGTGCTGAAGGACAATGGACAGACGGTGATTTTGTAAGATTTAGATATGGATTGCCTGAAAAAATAGGTGGTTGGTTACAACTAACTGCAGCAAATAAAACTTTACCAGGAGCTGCAAGAGCTCAGGTTTCATTTTCTAGTTTTGCAGGTGAAAAGTATGCTGCAATTGGAACATCTCAAGGTTTATTTTTATATTATGGTAATGATTTTTATGACATTTCTCCATTAGATACAGCTATCACTGGTGGAACTTTAACAACAGTCAATGGATCAAGAACGGTAACTATTAATAAAGGTTCTCACGGTTTAGCTGTTGGAAGATATGTGACTCTTTCATCTGTTACGGTAACAGGTGCATCTGATTTTACAGCAGCAGAATTACAACAACCTTATGAAATATTAACTGTTCCTGACATAGATAAATTTACAGTTCAAGCTTCACGTGCTGAAGGAGGAACTGGTATGACTGCAGCTGGAGCTGTAACTGTCAATCCTTACGTTGAAGTTGGACCAACAACACAAACCACTGGATATGGATGGGGCACATCTACATGGAACACATCCACATGGGGAACAGCTAGAGCAACAAGTGACGTAACTCTGGATCCAGGAAACTGGAGTCTTGACAACTTTGGTCAAGTATTAGTTGCAACTATATTTAATGGTAAAACATTTACTTGGGATGCTGGAGCATCAGGAGCTAGAACTATTCGAGCTTCACAAACTACATCTGGCTTTGTAACAACAGGTAATCCTTCAACAACTCGATTTACATTAGTTTCAGATAGAGATAGACACTTATTTCATTTTGGAACAGAAACAACTATTGGAACACCAGCAACTCAAGATCCAATGTTTGTAAGATTTTCTAATCAAGAAGATTTAAATACATATGCACCTACATCTACGAACACTGCAGGGACATTTAGATTAGATACAGGTAATGAAATAAGAGCAGCCATTCAAGGTAAAGATTATGTTTTTGTATTAACTGATCTAGCAGCTTATGTCATTCAATTTGTTGGGCCACCGTTTACATTTAGTGTTAGACAAGTTGGTACAAACTGTGGATGCATAGGTCAACATGCAGCCACCTTTGTTAATGGATCTGTATTTTGGATGGGATCACAAGGTGGTTTTTTTGTTTTTGACGGAACAGTAAAATCATTACCATCACTTGTAGAAGATTTTGTATTTAGTACAGACGGTGATAATTTAGGACTAAACTTTAATTCAAGGGATGTAATATTTTCAGGTGCTAATAATTTATACACAGAGGTAAATTGGTTTTATCCAAAATCAGGGTCAGAACAAATAGATCGATGTGTAACTTACAACTATGCTGAAAACGTTTGGACAACTTCATCTTTAGATAGAACGACATATAGTGATCAAGGGGTGTTTGATAAACCTTACGCTACAGATTATGATAGCACTTCAACACCTGTATTTCCAGGTATCTTAGGTATTACAAATTTATTTGGAGCATCTATTTACTATGAACACGAAACTGGAACCGATCAAGTTAATAGTACGTCAACTACTGCTATACCTGCTTTTATTAGATCAGGAGATTATGATATTACATCTAGAAGAAGTGCTTTAGGTCAAGCAACGGGGGTTGTAGACTATCGAGGAGATGGTGAATTTTTTATGGCTGTAAGAAGGTTTATACCTGATTTTAAATATCAAGAGGGTAATGCTAAAGTAACTTTATTTGTTAGTGCTTATCCTGATGATGTAGCTGTCAGCTCTCCGCTAGGACCCTTTACAGTTACTTCTTCTACTGATAAAGTAGATACAAGAGCTCGAGGTAGACTTGTATCTGTTAAAATAGAAAATGATTCTACAGGTGAAACCTGGAGATACGGAACACTAAGACTTGATGCACAACCGGACGGAAGAAGATAATGCCACCATATGGATTATATAGTTTAGCTAATACGCCTGAAGAATTATTACAGGGTTATGGAACTGTAAGAGGATACGATACTGATCCTGCTTTTGGTAATTTAAAAACAGATATAAGATTTCAACCAGCTCCTTTTACAGGAGCAAGACCTTTTCAAAATATGTTTGATTTATCCCCTGCTTATTTTGAAGGAACAAATTTAGGTTTTGATGCTGATTTATACAATCCTTCTTTTGGAGGTGTTTCTGGTTATCAAACTGATGCAGATGATGTAGAAATGATAGGTGAAAAAGAAAAAGAAGCTAGAACTGGTATACAAACTATTTTAAATCTTTTAAATCCTTTATCTATAGCATTTGGACCGGTAGGTTCTATTGTTGGTGGAGGATTAGAAAGTATAAGAAACTTAAATCAAAGACTACGTGCTACAGATTTTGGAAGATCAAAAACTTTAGCTGAGTTTCTTGATAGAAGAGCTAGAGCTAAAGAAGCTTCTAGAAGAGCAGAAAGTTTTGCAGACTTTGCTGAAAGAACTGCAGGAACAGAAGCAACTGGTGGAGCAGGTGATTTTTCAACACCAGCAGGTTTAGATACTAGTTATGAAGAAGCCTCTAGATCATTTGGAAGGGACAGATAATGGCTAAAGTAACAAACTATATACCAGAACCAAAACAAGAATATGATGTAGAAAATCAAAGACAAATATTAGAGTCTTTAACTACATTACAAAATCAACTTAATTTTTCTTTTCAACAAGATTTAAAAAACGAACAGGATGCATTTAACTATTTCTTATCATGAGTATATTTTATAAAAATCAAGGTTTTAAACAAAGTGGTACAGGTAAAACTACAGTGCTTACGTGCCCCACTGATGGAACAATTATAGTTAAAAGTGTATATTGTGCAAACAATGATGCATCATCAGGTATTTTAGTACAAATGAATTTGGTAGATTCTTCTGACTCTAGTGCTGAATATGAATTTTTTAGAGATGAAGTAGCTGCTAAATCACAAGTAAATGCCTCACCTCAAGGCTTGAATTTAGAAGCAGGTGATGCTATAACTGTGCAAGCAGCGACAGGAAGTAATACAATACAAGGTGTAATAAATTATGCCTTAATAAATAGAGAGAATGAAAACGGATAATAAATTACCAAATATTGATTGTACAACTATAATAACATATAGAAATACAAAAACTGGTGAAACATATAAAGAGAAGAAAGAAGGACCTGATATTGTTCAAGATGTTACTGTGCAGGTTACTAATAAAGGTCTAGAGGTCTTCCAGAAAGTTATGAATGATAATAAGAAACCAAAACCCTAGAGGCGGAACAGAATTACAATTCGAATATTTAGAAAAATATGTCGATAAAAATTTATTAGATCAAGTACAGATTTGTACTTCGGTGCCAGAAAAAATACCTTTGCACCCAACTAAACCAAATATACTTTGGCAAAAAAATTCTTACGATCAACCTAATTTAGCTCCATGGTTTAGTAATCCTGCTAATCATAATAAATACGACTGGTATGTTTTTAACTCACATTGGAACTACGAAAAGTTTAGATATAATTTTAATATACCAACTAGTAGATGTGTGGTTATTAAAAATGGTATTGATAACATAGAAAAAGCTAAGCCATATAAAAAAGGTGAGCCTATAAAAATAATACATCAAAATACACCTTGGCGTGGTTTGTCTGTATTATTAGGTGCGATGCAATTAGTAAAAAATCCTTTGGTTACATTAGATGTATATTCTTCTACGGAAGTTTATGGTAAACAATTCTACGACCAAAACGATCATGAGTATAAAGAGCTTTACGATCAAGCAGAAAAATTACCTAACGTAAATTATATTGGGTACAAATCAAATCAATATATAAAAGATAATTTAAAAAATTATCACATGTATGCTTATCCAAGTATTTTTGAAGAAACGTTTTGTATATCTTTATTAGAATGTATGGCTGCAGGGTTATATTGTATAGTAGATGATTTAGGCGCTTTGTACGAAACAGGAGGAGAGTTTCCTATGTATGTGCCTTACGATTCTAATCACAGAGCTTTAGCACAAAAGTTTGGTTTTGGTATAGAGCAAGCATCTTATACTTTAGATCACAAACAAATTCATGATCATTTAGATTCTCAATCAAGATACGCACATATATATTATAATTGGAGTAAAATAGCTATGCAGTGGACAACTTTTTTAAAAGGGGTAATTAATGCAAAATCCTAATAAACCTATTTGGTTTAACGAAGATACTTATCAAACTATTAAACAATCTAATACAGGAGCAGAGGTAATAGATTTATCTGATCCAAAACCTGAAGATAGATCACCTTATAAAATAATGGTGTGCACTCCAGTGCATAGTGATGTTTCTATGCATTACTGTCAAGCAGTATTAAAGTTTCAACAAGATTGTATGTTAAGAAAAATATTAGTTAGCTTTACTATAATGAAATCATCTTTAGTTACTCAAGGTAGAAACTTATGTGTGGCTGAAATGTTAAATCATGAAGATGGTTATACACATTTATTATTTATAGATTCCGATATTGATTTTAATTTTCAAACTATTGAGACAATGTTAAAAGCAGATAAAGATGTTATTGCTTGTCCTTATCCAATGAAGTCATTAGATTGGGATAAGATATTTCAAGAAAAAGATAAGGCTCAAAATAAAGATCAATTAAGAAGACCTGGATATACATTTCCTATAAAACTAAATGATCAAAATCATATTGAATCTAAATTAGGTATTGTAGAGGCAACACATGCTCCTACAGGCTGTATGTTAATTAAAAGAACAGTATTAGAAAAAATGATGAAACATCATCCAGAACTAGAAATATTTCAACCTACTAATATTAATGGTAAAGAAGAGAAAAAAGCTAACTTTTATAATTTATTTGATACCATTCATGATACAGAAACTAAACGTTATTTTGGTGAAGACTTTGGTTTTTGTCAAAGATGGACCGATATGGGTGGTAAAGTATATCTATATATTATGGACTATATAACCCATGTAGGTGAGCATCAGTTTTGTGGTAGGTTCTTTGACAACCTAAAACCAGCTATTGACGATACGAAAAAAATCAAATAAAGTGTGATATTTCAGGATAAGTACGCCTGCCCTTAAACTAAATTTAGACAAAATTATGGCATTAACAAATACTAAAAAAGCAAAAAAATTCATGGCAGGTGCACCTAATATTACATTAAGGGGTGATTTAAGACCTAAAGAAGATATGGCCGATGGTGGTAGAGTAAAATACGGTTTAGGTAGTCTTGTTAAGAAAGCTAAAAAAGTTGTTAAAGGTGTAGTTAAAGGTGTTAAAAAAAATCCTTTATTAGCTGCAGCTGCTTTAAACTTTGCGCCTATGTTAGGTGGTAATCAACCTTTCTTTGGTATAGGTGGTTTACAAGGAAGTATTAAAACACTTCCAAATCCTTTAAGTTTTTTAGGTTTAAGTGGTGATAAAGAAGGAGCTGGTGCTGCAATGGATGCATTAAAAATAGGTGGAGCTGGAGCAGTTATTACAGGGTTGTTAGCACAAAGAGAACAACTACCTGGAGAAAGCGAATCTGATTTTTCTGAAAGAAGAGCACAAGTAAATGATCAATTAAAAGTGCAATTTTCTAGATTGTATCCACAAGGAGAAGCTGAGTCGGATACTGATTATGATGTTAGAATAACTGCTATGGTAGAAGCGGCTGATGATTCTACAGTTGATGTAGGAAATATGGCAGAAGGTGGTAGAGCAATGAAAGCTATGGGTGATTCAGCTAGTGAAAATGCTATGCAAGCAGCAGGTATCGAGGGTTTACCTCTTAGAGAGAATTCTAAAGGAGTTAAAGAAATAGATTTAAGAGAAACAGGTGGATTTATACCTCCAGTTGGTGTAAAAGAGAAAGCAGATGATATCCCAGCGATGTTATCAAACAACGAATTCGTATTCACTGCTGATGCAGTTAGAGCTGCAGGTGGTGGTAGTGTTAACAAAGGTGCTCAGAGAATGTATGATCTCATGAAAAACCTAGAGAGCAAGGTAGTATAATGGCAGAAATTTCAACAGTACAACAATTACCCGCACCATTTATTGAAGCTGCAGGTAAAACTTTTTTATCTGATTTACAGTCAGCTATTGGTGGATTACGTGGTGCAGATTTATCAAAAGTTATGGGTCCACAATTTGTGGCTCCAACATCAGCTATTACACAAGAAGCACAAGCACTAAGAAGTGGTCTTGGATCTTTTGCTCCCTTCTTACAAACAGCAGCAGCTACAACCGGACCAACTGCTTATCAGCAGTTTATGTCACCGTATCAACAAGATATAATTGATACAACGTTAGCAGACTTTGATGTTCAAGCTGCAAAAGGTTTACCTGCATTAAGAGCACAAGCAATTGGTTCTGGTGCATTTGGAGGTGGTAGAGAAGGTGTTCAGCTAGCCGAGTATCAAGCAACAAGCGACAGGAACCGAGCAGCATTACAGGCACAGTTAAGACAACAAGGATTTACACAAGCTCAACAGTTAGCTCAAAATCAATTTTTAAATCANTTAAATTTAGCTCAAACTGCACCGGCATTAGCAGGTCAACAGATTTCAGCATTNGGTGCATTAGGCACACAACAACAAGCACAAACACAAGCTGACTTAGCTGCTCAACAACAATTGGCTTTAGCACAACAGCAGCAGCCATTAAACTTAGCTCAAACACTTGGTCAAGGTGTTATGGGATTAATCTCTGGATACCCAGCACAATTCCAAACTCAAACAACACCTACACCTTCACCATTACAAACAGCATTAGGGGCTGGAGCTACATTAGCAGGGGTATATAGAGCATTTAGATAATATGAGTAAAATATTTAAAAGACCTATGTTTAGAAAAGGCGGTGACGTCGGTGGTGGTATTATGGATAATGTTGTTGATAGAAGACAGTATGCTAATAGTAATATTAAAGATTTGTCCATAGATGAAAAAATTAAAATGGTTGAAGGTCTTGGTGGTTCGGACAAAGGTCTTGGAGATCCTTTAACACAATTTTTATTATCAGTTGGTCCAAACATTGCAACTCAAACAGGTAAAGGTGGATTAATTCCAAATATATTAGAAGCTTCCAAAGAACCTATAGGTAGATTAATTAAGGATGCAAGTGATAGAAGAAAAACAAGACAAGCAATTGGATTAGAGTTTATTAAAGATTTATCTGACTCAGATAAAATAGCTTTACAAGAAAAGATAGAATATTTAATGTCAGAAGAAGGTGGTGGATTTAGTAGAGAAGAAGCATTTAACAGGGTCTTACCTGAATTTAGAAAATCTAAAAGCCCTACAGACATAGCAAGAGATGAAGAATCTCTTAAAATAAAAGATATTATAGATGTAACATCAACTAGAACTGGACCTACTTTAACAACTAATCAAGCTAATCTTATTTATAATGATGAGTTAAGATTACAAAAAGCTAATCCAGATGCCTATAATAAATTTTTAAGAACTTCATCGAAGGATAAATATATTTACGGTGCTGATGAATACCAAGGTGATATTAATTCTGAAGGTGGAGCAATTCTTAAAGAAGGTGCAATATTAGATAGTCTTCCAGAAAACACTTATCTTTATGATATTACAACTGGTAATTTTATATACAGACAAGGTAAAAAAGTATTTAAATTAGACCTAGATATACAGGAGGAGTAAACCATGGCTGAGCCAAGTTGGTACGATTTTCTTATTCCTTCTAAAGAAACAAGAGAAGCAATTTTAAAAGGCATTGAAGCAGGTAAAAGAGACGTTCGTATTTTAAAAAGCGAAGGTCCTCAGGCTTTAGAACTTAGACGTAAAGAAGAAGAATTTTTAAATCAAGGCTTTGATGACGAAACGTCTGCTCAACTAGCTAGAGATGCACTTGATAACGATAAACGATTTAGAATCATTCCAAAAGATATTAATTTTATTGGTGATGCAAAAGCATCTACAATAGATACAGAAGAAACAGAAACAGAAGAAGTTAAAGATATTAAAACAACAGAAAAAGTTGGATTAGGTGATAAGGATGATTATGAAGTAGGTTTAGGTCAATCTTTAACTGGAGCTGTTGTTAGTGCAGGTATTAAATTTCCTAAAGGTATAATTAATTTTGGAACATTAGTTTACGATGCAGCAACAGGTGATGGTATAGAAGTTGATCAAAGTTTAACAGAAAGATTTAATAAAACTTTTGATAAAACTATTTTTGGATTAATAGAAAATCAAGCAGAGGAAGATGCAAGAGCTACGGCTGCAGGTCATTTAACAGAAGCGTTTTTACAAATATTTAATGCAGCTAAAGTTGGTACTAAAGTATTAGGACCTGGTATTCAATACGCTAGTAGAAAAGCAAGAGAGCTAACACCAAGATTAGTAAATGCTATTAAAACAAACAGATATGCTAAATTAGATGATACAGCAACTGCTGTATCTAAAGCTGGTAGTAAAGCAAAACAATTAAATTTACCTAACCGTTTTGATAAATTTGCAGCTATCTCTATTGGTGGTGGTTTTGGTGGTGGTGCTATTGTAATGAAATCAGAAGACATAGGTACATTTGGAGATATAGACGCTTTAGATTTTTTAGGCACAGGTTTAGATAGAGAACAAAAAGAATCAGCAAACGAAGATGCATTTAGACAATTAAATAATAAATTTAAATTTAGTGCAGAGCTAGCTTTTCCTATTGTGCCATTTGTTTATGGTACAGCAAAGACAGCCAAATTACTTGCTACCAAAGGTAAAGATCTTGCATTTAGTAACTCTCAATTAGAAAGATGGGTTGATAAATTTGTAGGCAAACCTTTTAGATCACGAAGTGATAAAGCTCAAGAACTGTTTGATGGTATTCAAAGACTAGAGGGTCAAAAGAGTGCTGTTAAAATTGCAGCAGATGATGCAGCTAAAAACTTTGATGATGCATTAAAAAAGATTTCTAGAAATAGCACTAAAGCATCTGAAGCTATTCAAAACCCTGCACAGCTATCAGAATTGTTTTCTAATTTTTTATTAACAACTGATGATGTGGTTAGTAAAAATAGAATTATATTTAAAGGTTTTTCTGATAAATCATTAAAAGCTTTTAGAAGTGCGATGAATAAATTAGGTGTTAATAAAGATCAAATTACTGAATTAATTAATGATGGGATTAGTTTTAGAACTACNGCNGCTGCTTTAAAAAATGTAGTTGCACAAAATAAAAATATTAAGGTTGCTGTCTCAGATTTAAATACAATTTTAAATAATAGAGTTAAATATAATCTAGGTGCTGATTATAAAATTTTTGATATGAACATGGGATTGTTTGATGGATTCAAACCCACACTTGCTGCAAAAGAAGACGTAGCTAAAATAATTCAAAGATATCATATTAATAATGGTGAAAAAGGTTTTTCTAGAGACGATGCTATGATTGTAGTTAATAATATTTTAAAACGTGTAACTAAAGATCCTGTAACTAAAACACCTACTTTTCCTATAGGCACGGCTAATATTTTAGATGACTCAGCTGTACAGATAAAAAGCATAGGTGAAAACATAACTGCAGGCGGTAAATTTAAAGCAGATAAAGTAGGTGGATTAATACAAACTAAATCAGATCTTGCTGCATTTAATACTTTGTTTGGTAAATATAAAAATGCAAAGAACACAATCTATAATGTAATGACTGATCTTGCGGATATAGTTGCAAGAGATAATTTTTATACAAAACTATTAAGTGATAGTAATGCTATAAAAGCAAGTGGTGGTAGAGCTTTGTTTTATAATTCATACAACGAGGCTTTAAAAAATTTACCTTACCAAGAAATTACACGTGCGCCTTTAAAACTTAGTACTAGATTATCCGATCAAGTATATTCATCACCTTTGGATGGTAAATTTACAAGTAAAGCCTGGGCAGATTCTATAAAACATGGGGATGAAGTTATAGGTAGTGCATTAACAAGATCACTTCCATATAGAGCTATGTTGTTAATACCTAAAGGTATATCACAGGCGGGTAAAACTATTCTTGGTCCTTTTACACACTTAAGAAACTTTTTCTCTGCTGTGTTTACTACAGTACACAGTGGTAACATTTTAATACCACCACAAAAATTATTTGAATTTTTTACACAAGCTGTAAAATCTGCACAACCACAATTATTGTACCGGGCAACAGGAAACCCTAGATTTAGAAATACACCTGACGATCAAGGGTTGTATAAATTTTTATTAGAAGAAGGTGTAGTAAATCAAAACGTAGTAGCTAGAGATATTGAAGGATTGTTTGGTGATATTACAAGAGCAGGTAAAAGTAATGAAACAGCTGAAGTATTTTTTAACAAATTAGTTAATTCAACTACACAAAAATTTAAAAAATTATATGGCGTAGCTCAAGATTTATATACGGCTGAAGATGATGTATTTAGAATTACAAACTTTTTAGCAGAAGGTTACAAATATAAAGAGGCATATAAAACTGCTTTTCAAGCAGGTAAAATTAAAAAAATGCCTAGTGATTTAGAAATTATGAAAACAGCGGCTAAGATAGTTAGAGAGACAGTTCCTAACTATGCATATGTATCTGATTTTGTAAAAGGTATTAGAAGATCACCATTAGGAAGTTTTGCATCGTTCCCTTCAGAAATTTTTAGAACAGGTGGTAATACAACTATGCTTGCAGTTAAAGAAATGAAAGATCCTATATTACAAAGTATTGGTATGAAAAGATTAACAGGGCAAGCTTTAACTTATGCTTTCTTTCCTCTTGCAGCGATGAGCGCAGGTTCTGCACTGTATGGTTTATCAAAAGATAAAATAATAGCGATGAGAGAAATACTTCCAATATGGTCAGAAGACAATACGATCATTGGTGTATACGAAGATGGTAAATATAAATACATAGATTTTAGTCATGGATTCTTTTATGACACTATGATTCAACCCGTAAATACTATTGTATCTAATGTTGAAAGAGCAAAAGCTGCTGATGAAGATGACCCTCTTATTAGAGGTTTTGTAAATGGTTTATCAAGAGCGTTGGGTAAAGTATTAGAGCCATTCTTTTCAGAATCTATTTGGGTTGGTGCAGTTACAGATGTGACCCTTAGAAATGGTATTAAAGATAATGGTAGTCCTGTTTGGAATCCAGAAGATAGTCTTATGACTAAATGGTATAAATCTACAAAACATGTTGCCTACACGTTATCACCTGGATCACTACCACAGCTACAAAGATTAATTAATGCTATTCAAAAAAAATCTCAGAAAGGTGTAAATTATGAAGTGCCTGATGAATTATTAGGATTTTTAGGTTTTAGAAAAGTGCCTTTGGATATAGAGAGAAATTTAAACTTTAAACTAGCAGAATATCAAGAAGCAAAAAGAAACGAAGCTAGAAAAATATTTGAAGGATTAAGAACAGGTGACCCTGTTACTGATCCTAATTTATTAATTAGACAATACTTTAACGCTAATAAATCTTTTTACGAAGACATGAGTAAATTAAGAAGAGTGTATGATGCAGTAAAAACTTTAGGTATGAGAGATGATAAAATAGAAGAAATATTCGGAATAAGAAGAGAAGTACCTACGTATGAAGATATAGAAAATAATAAATTTTATCCTTTAATTATTACATCAGGTCAGATCGAGGGTGTAGAACGATTAGCTGAAGAAAAGAAAATACCTAATATTTTTAATAGACAGGTAGAACGTATGATTGATAAAATGGAAAGAGACATGCAAAAACTTAGATTAAATAAAGATTTTGATTTAGATATAAATAATTATTTATTAAGAACACAACAGTCATCTGAACTTTTAACACCACCTATACCAAAACAAGTAGCAGATGCTACACCAAATCCACAAGTTATTAATAGTGGTCAGGTAGCTCAACTTAATAATGGATTGACGATGGCTGAAAACGCACTACTATCTGATGAAGAAAAAATGATAAAATTAAGACAACGAGGAATGTTAACATAATGCCCAACGGAGATAAACTCAGACCCAAAAGTACAAGAGAGCATCTGCTTTCTATTTATGGATATATTACTGGATTAAAGAAAGATGTTAAACACATGCATGATGGTATACACGATTTGGGCGGTAAGATAGACAAGATCTATTGGGTGTTATTGGGTACTGTAGGGGCAGTATCACTTCTGCTGTTAGAGAAAGTTTTAGATAAAGGTTTATTTTTTTAGATCCATTGTTTGAGTTCTTCACCCATTACATCACTAGCTATATTCATTTTAGTGCGTAAAGCTTTTTGTACTTTATTATCTATAGTATCCTCTGCAACAAGATCAATATAAGTCATAGGTTTTGTTTGACCAATACGATCAATACGTGCTTCCGATTGTAATCTTTTTTCTAAGTCATAACCATTAGAATAATATATCATAGTGCTAGCAGCAGTTAGAGTAATACCATAACCACCTGTTTGAGTAGTGCCAACAAAAAATCTACATTTAGGATTGTTTTGAAATTTTTCTATATTTTGTTGTCTTTCATTTTGAGGAGTTAAACCATAATAATCAACAACAGATTCTTCACCAAATTGTTTTTTTATTTCTTGTATAATTCTTTCTACATCTTTTTGATAATAAGACCATATAACAGCTTTACCAGATAGCTCCCATAAAATATCCATTAACTCAGTTAATCTATTGCATGGTAATTCTTGTACAGTTCCGTCATCGTTAGGATGATAACCACAAGATATTTGATGTAGTCTTAATAACTGTACCATAACTGTAGAAGTTGAACACACTTTACCATCTAATTGAGATAGCGCATACTTTCTCATTTCATTGTATAATTTTCTTTGTATGCCTGTAAGTTCTATTTCTCTAGTAACATAAGTTTTTTTAGGAAGATCTAAACAATCATCTTTTAAAACACGTTCACTAAATTTTTTAATTTTTTCTTCTAATTCAGGGAGTGTTCTTTTGTTAGGACCTATGGGCACGGTTACCGATCGAGAACCTAAGTTCATAGTTTTCATAATACAATAATGAGCTCTGTATGCCCAAAAAGAATCAAAACCTAAAATATAATTATCTAAAAAAACAGCCTGACTAAAAAGATCTAAAGGTGAATTAGTTATAGGTGAGCCAGTTAATATTCTTCTATATTTTGTTAAAGGTTTTAAAGATATTATATTTCTAGTTCTGTTTGCTGTAGGAGTTTTAATTGTTGTAGATTCATCTATTGCCATCATTGCTTTGTGACAAGATAAAAAACGTTTAGCAAACTCCGTGGCTTTTGGATAAGAAAGAGCTTCTACATTCATAATTAAAATATGAAAATCAGTTCCAGTTGCAAATAATGTATTTAACTCTTTTATTTTCTCTGCAGAGGAATTAGAAGTTTCCCAAAGCACAACTTTCTTTTCTATATGATTTACCATGTGTGTAGGTATTTCATTTTTATACCAGTTTTTATAAACACCTTTTGGTGCTATTAATAATAAACCATTTATTTCACCTCTATCATAAAGCATAGAAGCATTATCAATTAACACCTTAGATTTACCTGTACCCATTTCCATAAAATAAGCAAAGTATTCTCGGTTCCAAGAACGCTCTAAAGCTTTTAATTGATGCGCGTATGGCTTCGTTTTAAATTTATAATTCATGTTTACTTTTACTTTCTAAATGCTATATATTACATGAAAGATAAAAAGTCAATGAGCAAAGTTTATTTAATTCAAGACATACCAGGAACCAGCAAAGGTGAACCTAAATATAATATTGTTGGTGCACAAAAATATGGTGAGATTGTGTCATTGCTTCCAGAGTTTTCACAAATGATTCATTCACCAGGACCTTTAGTTATGAAACTTAGAACTCTTCTAAAGAACTATACTGAAGATGATTATCTTTTATTATCAGGTGATCCTGCAATTATTGGTGTAGTTTGTTCTTTAGTTTCAGATACAACTAATGGTAAGTACAAACTTTTAAAATGGGATCGTCAAGAAAAAACTTATTACCCTATCGAAGTAAATATTTTTCAAAAATAAGTTGACACTAAATTTATTATCACTATATTTCGAATTGCAAAAAGGAATTATTATTAATGATTAAACTAACAAACACATATAAGGAAAGCTATGACTATAGACCTA